GAATACGGGAACGAAACGTGTATTGCAGCCTGGAATGGTTGCCCAGCGTGGCGGACAAGCCGACGCGGGCGCGTTCGTTCCAGGCCATGGCCGCAACGGGCCGGGTGCATTTCGAGCCGGGCGCCGATCTGGCCGAGTTTCTGTTGTTCCCCGCTGGCAAGCATGACGACGAGGTTGACGCGGCAAGCCTGATTGGCCGCGCGATTGACCAGGCGCACCCGGCGATTGTCCGCCCGCCCGAAAACAAAGGACCGCGAGACCGATGGAACAGGAAGCGGGACAGCGAGGAAGTCAATTGGAAGACCGCCTAGACCTTCCCGCCATGCTTGCGGACTATGTGCGCGAGTTTGAAAGCGCGGAAGAAACTACACGCGAAGCCCGCAAGCTGTCCGAGCGGGACAACGATTACTACCACGAGAAGCAGCTCACCGCCGAAGAGGAAGAAGCCCTTCGCAAGCGCGGCCAGCCCATTATCGTGATGAACGAGATCAAGCCCAAGGTTAACACCATGCTGGGGCTTGAAAAGCAGACCCGCAAGGATCCCAAGGCATTCCCGCGCAACCCGGATGACGAGGCCAGCGCCAAGGCGGCAACCGATGCAATCCGCTATGTCTGCGACAATTCGCGGTGGGATGACAAGCGTTCGCTGGCGGCCAAGGAACTGGCGGTCGAAGGCACCGGCGTCATCAAGGTTGGCGTATCGAAGGACGGCAAAGACCCGTCGATCGACCGTGTGGCATGGGACCGGTTCTATTACGACCCGGCGAGCGCCGCCTTCGATTTTGCCGATGCCAAGTTCATGGGCGAAGTGGTGTGGATGGACTACAGCGATGCGGTCCGCAAATGGCCGGACAAGCGCGACGTGTTCGATGCCACGCTGGCCAGCGACCGCCACACCGAAACCTATGACGACAAGCCCAAGCACGGGCTGTGGGCCGACTACAAGCGCAAGCGGGTAAGGTTGTGCGAGCATTACTGCAACGAAGGCGGGTGGAAATTCTCGATCTTTACCAAGGGCGGGTTCATCGTTGAGCCGCAGGACAGTCCATATCTGGGAGATGACGGCGAGCCGGAATGCCCGTTGAAGGCGGTTTCGCTGTATCTTGACCGCGATAACAACCGTTACGGCGAAGTTCGGACCATGATCGGGGCGCAGGATGCCTTGAACAAACACCGCTCGAAGGCGCTGCACGCGGTCAATACGCGGCAGACGCGGGTTAGCCCGGCGGCAGGCCTTTCCCCGGCTGACGTGCGCAAGGAAGCGGCGCGGCCAGACGGCGTGTTTGTTGCTGATAACGGCGATCTGGAGATTCTCGACAACAAGGCCCTGACAACCGGCAACATCGCGATGATGCAGGATGCGCAGGCGCATATCCAGCGCATGGGCGTCAATGCCGCACTTGGCGGCAAGAACGAGCAGGCTTTGTCGGGCCGCGCGGTTCTGGCGCAGCAGCAGGGCGGGATGATCGAGGCGGCAACCTATCTGGATTGCATCCGGGTTTTGTCGCTGGCCACCTATCGTTCGGTCTGGGCGCGGATCAAGCAGCTATGGACCGAGGAGCGCTGGGTTCGCATCACGGACGATCACCGCGATTTGCGGTTCGTCGGACTTAACCGCCCGATCACCGCATTGCAGGCCTTTGCCGAAAGCCTCGGGGTAACGCGCGATAGCCTGCCGCAGGTCCAGCAGGCGGCGCAGGCGGGCGATGAGCAGGCCATGGCGGTGCTGCAACAGATCGAGGCGGCGGCGCGTGACCCGCGTTCGCAGCAGGTTGTGGGTCGCGAGAATGACGTGTCCGAAATGGACGTGGATATCATCATCGACGAGGGCTTGGACACCCCGACGATCCAGGCCGAGCAGTTCGATATGCTCAGCAAGATGCTGCCGGGCCTGTTCCCGCAAGGCGCGCCGCCCGAAGCGATCAAGCTGCTGGTCGAAGCGTCTGCGCTCAGGAACAAGGACAAGCTGCTTGAGATCATCGAGCCGAAGGACGGGGCGAAGCAGCCCGGCCCGGACGAAGTCATGGCGATGCAGATGCAGGCCGCGCAGCAACAGGCCCAGTTTGAAGGCCAGCTTGAGATCGAAAAGGCCCAGATCGCCGCACAGGCCGATGTCGAGGTGGCCAAGATCAAGGCCCAGACCGACCTTGTGATCGCGGGCGAAAAGGCGGCGGTTGACGCGCAGGCGGCTGAGCAGAAGGCCGAACTGGACGCGAAGCTGGCCGAACGGAAAGCCATGCTTGACCATCAGGTCAAGACGATGGTGGCCGAACGGACCGGCGAGGCGCAGCGCCAGCAGGAAGCGACCGAAAAGGAAGATGCGCAGGTGCAGGCGCAGACCGCGATCATGTCGCAAATGGCGCAGGTGCTGGCCGAATTGACCCGACCGAAGACCAAGATTCCCGTGCGCGATGAAAACGGCTTCATCGTGGGCGTTCGGGAGATTTACGAGGACCAGGCAGCATGAGCGTTGTGCATACCATCAAGGGGCTGATCGAGCGCGAGCGCTTGGTGCCCACCGATATCATCAGCGAAGAGGACAACGCGCGCATTGTGGCGACCGAATGGCACCTCGACGGCGAACTTGTGCGCCGCGACGTGGCGGTTTCGGTGCTGTGCGGCCTCTCGCTCAATAGCGAACAGGCGGAGATTTAACCCATGGCAAACACACAGGCGGTCTGCAATTCGTTCAAGACCGAATTGATGAACGGCATCCACGCATTCGGGACCACCGTTGTGCGCGCGGGCACCACAAAGGACACGTTCAAGGCGGCGCTGTTCCTTGCCTCGGCCACGATCAACAAGACCACCACGACCTACAGCACGACCGGCGAAGTGACCGGCACCGGCTATACGGCGGGCGGCGTGACCGTGACCAATGCCAACGCTCCGGCGAACGCTTCAGACGTATCATACTGGACGCCATCAGCCAGCTTTGCGTGGACCACGGTGACGCTTTCGACCGCGTTCGATTGCGTGCTGATCTACAACAACACGCAGGGCGACAAGGCGGTCGCGGCCTATACCTTCGGTTCGCAGACCGTGACGGCGGGCAACTTCACGATCACGATGCCCACGAACGACCAGACCACCGGGCTTTTGAGGCTTTCATAACATGCCGATCACCTCGACCACGCAAGCACAATACGTGCTGGCCAATGCCACGGCTGACATGGACTCGATGCATGTTGTCGCGAACCTGCGTTGGATCGTTGACGGCAAGGATTGCGGGCTGATCGAGGTGGTGGTGCAGGGCGAGGACTTTGCGCAGGCCCTTGCCGCGCCGCCGATTCCGGGCCTGACGCGCGCCGATGACATCGTGACGATGATTTACCAGTATGCGCTGTCCAAGGGCATCGTGAGCGGCGAGATCAGCTAATGCTGCTGCTCACATCGACCAGCGATGTTGTCCGCATCGTGACGGCATCGGCTGTGTCCACGATCACGGTTGACGCCTCCTATCTGGACAACGCCAGCGGCACGATCACGCCGGGCAGCACGATTACGAACATTACTACTGCGACCACGACAACGGTTGTGGCCGCGCCCGGTTCATCCACCCAGCGCAATGTTGCCTCGCTTTCGATTGCGAACAACAACGCCTCGAGCGCCAATGCGATCACGGTGCAAAAGTTCAACGGCACGATTGCGGCGGACCTGATCACCGTGACGCTGCTTGCGGGCGAAACGCTGATCATGGACGAAATGGGGCGCTGGCGGCATTACGACAGCCAAGCTGGCGAATACGGTTACAACGGGCCAACGGCGGCCAATCTGGGGATTGCGGGGACTATTGCCGAGACTATTCCGCGAGAACAGTGCACGGAGACGAATACTACGGTGGCCGCGAGCGGCACTTTGAACATGCAGGCCATCTACCTCTACGCGGGGCAGCTTGTTTCGAATATCTCGCTTTCCAGCGCCTCCACGGCAGCAGGCACCCCGACCAATTACCGCTTCGGGCTGTATGACGGCTCGCGCAACAAACTGGCGGAAAGCGCGAACCAGACAACGAGCGCATGGGCGGCGAACACCATCAAGACGCTTGCCATGACGACGCCTTACCGGGTGCCGACTTCGGGCCTGTATTACATCGGCTACTACATGACGGCCACCACCGTCCCGACGCTGAAGGGACAGACTGCCAAGACCGGCGGGCAGCTTGCAGGCACTGCGCCGATTATTCAGGGGACTAGTTCAACGGGTCTGACCACGGCCCTGCCTGACCCGGCGGGCGCAATCACGGCTTCGACCGCTTCGTTCTGGGCGGCGGTGACGTGACATTCCTGACTTCGACCAGTGATATCATCCGGGTCGTTACGGGCAGCGCGGTTTCGAATATCGAGGTGCAGGCGAACTACACCGACCTGAACGGATCGACCTACACGCCGGGCAGCACGGAAACGGAAATCACCACGGCCACCACCACGACCGTTGTCGCTGCGCCGGGGGCATCGACCACGCGCCGGATCAAGGGGATTTTCATAGCGAACAATTCGGCATCGTCCTGCGTGGTGACGGTGCAGAAATACAACGGCACAATCGCCGCCGATCTTTGCAAGGTGACGCTGCTGGCGGGCGAGGACTTGCACCGCACCGAGGATGGGGAGTGGCGGCATTTCAGCAATTCCGGCGCGCCGTATCAGTGGGCCAAGCCGCAAAGGGGCTTTCTGGGGATCAGCGGGTCGAAGGCGGAAACCATGCCGCGCGAGTTGTTTGAGGCTAATACGACTGGCCCTGTTTCTGGAACGTTATACCTTACGGCGCTTTGGCTTTCAGCGGGGACGGTTGTTAATTCAATAAGTTTTTTCAGTGGGACAACGGCGGCAG